GTGACTGAGCAAGAGCCGACCCACACTGACTGGGAATGGGTCAAAGAAGTTCTGGCGGTCAAAGAGCGCGCCGCAATGTTGGAACTCGTCCCGTCGCAGGATGTCAAGTTCCTTCTAGGCGAGTTAGCCAAGTACAAGCGCGGCGCGAAGACGCTCGGGGAGATCATTGAGAAGCAGTGCCGTGATGTCCTCGAAGTCACCGGCCTGCACCACTTAATCAACGAGGACGGCGATGGGGCGTGGGATGTCGTCTGGATGCGCCTGTTCGAGATGCGCGAAGAATTGAAAGACCTGAAGGAATCGACCATCGCACGCGAACGGAAGCGCGGCGACGCGTGGCGGGACCGGGCGCAGGAAATGGATTCCCGGGCGCAGTCGCTTGAGGCCGAACTCCAGGCCGCAAAGCCGCAGCAGATTACAACCGCTGTAGAACTCGCCGCGCTGCCGAGGTTTACCGTGATTCGTTCCGCCGAGGGATCTGTGTTCGAGCGGCAAACGATGTGGCATGAAGCGGGAAGCCGTGACCTCAAGTATTGGACAGACATCGCACTTCCCGCGACAGTACTGCAGATGGGGTGGGGCGAAGAATGATCAACGAACCGGCTGAAACCGTCATCCGCGACTCGTCGGGGCATGTCCTAGATCGGTGGGTTGAGTCGGATAATGACGATGACCCATGCTGCGAAGAGTGCTGGGCGTGGGCGACTGGCGCGGATGTAGATGAGCAGACCAAACAGTCCGCGCTCCAGGACGCCATCAACGCGGCCCACGAAAGGCAGCGGTGGGCGCGACAAGGCGTCTTCCTAAGGAAAGAGAAAGAGAGACGAAACATGATCCCGGATGAAGCAGTAGAAGCCGCTCTAGCGGCGTGGGGTGGATGCCCCGTTGGTACCTCGCCGAAAGAGCAAGTTATTAGGATGCTGGAAGCTACTGCCCCCATAATCTTGTCGCACGAAGCTGACCGTGCGCGACTGGAGCGGATCGAATCTCCATGGGGCAACCGATGATCCCGAAGCAAGCCATCATCGCCGCCAGGGAAGCTATGCGCGAGGTCACCCCACCGCCCGGTGTGAGTAAGGCCGACTGGCTGGCTGAGTATGGGTCCGTCGCGCTCATCGCAGGAGCCATTGCTGCGGCAGCCCCGTACATCAAAGCGCAAGCGATAGACAAGGCTGTGGAGGATGCCGAGGGGCTAGGCATGGAAGAGGTCCCGGTGCACTCCCTCCGCTTTCGTGCGGACTGCTATAGGAATATAGGCGCCAACCTCTATGGGGGCAAGGCGTGATCTCTGACGAGGCAATAGAGGCTGCCGCTGAGGCCTTGGTCGGATCCACGCTGGGGGACCGCGACGGTATCAAATGGGAAGAGTTCTTTGAAGCAGCCCGCCTAGCCCTCAACGCAGCCGCTCCATACCTTATGGCTCGAGCTTTTGATGAGGGCCAGAAGTCGGGGATGCGGCATGCTGACCGACTTGTAGCTGCGGCAAGGATCGGCAAGCCTGAACTGCCGGGGCCCATAAGCCCTAACGCCTATAGGCCAACCCTATGAGTAAGGGCACGAAGATGCGGTACATCCGCATCCCCGACGAGTTGTGGGACCGCGTGAAAACCGAAGCCGCACAACAAGGCACCAACGTATCCGACCTGATCCGCGGGATGCTGCGGGAATGGTTGGGGAGTAAGGAGGGGGAGAAGTGAACCAGGACAAGCCGAATGATGGGGGCAGGGCAATGGATTTGAGCGCCGAATACGCCGCAGCGCTAGACCATCTCGGAGAAAAGCGGGCCGAGTTCGACTTCCTAAAGGACGCACACAATGCGCTCCTCGACAACCCCAGCGCGGCGGATGCCAACCTCGCTGCGGCGAGGCGCCTCATGGATGTTGCATGGAAAGCATCATTCGCGGCGGCGCGAGCCAAGGAAGAAGCCGAGATGAAACTCAACTTAGAATGGGCGGCGACGCGATGAGCGAATTACCTAAAGCCCTGCGGGATCTAATGCACGAGCAGATAACCGCCGCACAGCAGGACGGCATGCGGCTGGGCAGTAGGTTCGGCGCGAAGACCCTGCGGGATATTGCGGACGGACTTGATGGTGAGCCGAACATAGCCCCCGATTACATCCGCGGAATGCGCGATGCGGCAATCTTTATCGAACGCTTTGCCGAGGACATCGACCGGGCCGGGGATGCCAAGTGACCGCCCCCGCCCCGGACTTCGACGCTGCACGGGAGGCGTACGAGGCGGCGCGGCTTGACTTGAATCGGCTAATCATCAACCCCGAGAAGCACCTGACCGTCAAGCAATATCGGACACACCTACTCGCGCTGGCCAACGTCGTGGATGCCGCACACAATAAGATGCTGGAGGCGTGGAAGTGACTATCACCGAGTTCCTGGAGGCGCGCATTGAAGAAGACGAGATGCGGGCTGGTAGTGGCTGGGCGCGGCTCGGTGACACGCGCTGGGAGACGGACAACTATGGGCGTGACACCCTAACCCCATCCGCCGTCCTAGCTGAGTGCGCGGCTAAGCGGGCGATCCTCAAGGAGCATGAGATTGACCTTCACATGAGCCAGCCCTATTGCGATACCTGCGCCGAGTGGTGGGCTTCGGAACTTGGCGAAGGTCCACCGCCCGTAAAGTTCCCATGCCCGACGATCCGCGCCCTCGCCGCCGTCTACAAGGACCACCCGGACTATCAGAAGGAGTGGAAGCAATGACCCGCGGCAAGGGCGAGGGCTCGGTGTACAAGCGCGCCTCTGACGGCCTGTGGTGCGTGCGAATCGAACTGCCGCCGGGACCAGGAGGGAAGCGACGGACGAAGGTGGTTTGTCGGCGCGAGAAGAAGGACGCGCTCGAACAGATGGACGCACTCAAAGCCGAGCTCAAAAAGCACGGCAACCTACCCACCCGTAGCCTGACCGTTGAACGCTGGCTGCGAAAGTGGATTGACGAGATCGCGCCCAAAGAGATCCGGCCGAAGAGTTACGCCGCGTACAAGAGTACGGTGGACGGCTGGCTGATCCCGCTACTTGGCCGGCACAAGATTGACAGCCTCAACGCGGATCACGTCCGCGAAATGTTCAAGCACATCGCCGCGACACCCAAGAGCCAGAAGCTCAGGGGAGTGGACCCGAAAGACTGGCCCGAGGGAACTGTCATGGTCGGGGCTGACACCGCGATCAAGTGCCACGCCGTGCTTAGTAGCGCGCTCAAGACTGCCATGCGCGAGGGGAAGGCGACACGGAACGTTTGCGAGATGGTGGACCCGCCGCGGAAAGCGAAGGTTGCGCAGGGATCTCTAACCGCCATTCAAGCACGCCAACTCCTGACCCACCTGACGACCCGTGAGGACTGCGCACTATGGTCGGCGTACATTCTTACCGGAGCCAGGCGCGGCGAGCTCCTGGGGCTAGAGGTGGACCGCGTGAGTGATGTTCTGGACCTGAGCTGGCAACTGCTCAGGATTACCGACATCACCACGGCGCCGGCTGACTACGAATACCGGCATCAACAGGGCACGATGTACTTGACCCGCCCGAAATCCAGGAGCGGCACACGAGAAGTCCCGCTCGTGGAACCGTTGCGCTCCATTCTCGCGCTGCACATGCAGGGGATGACTGACGGGCTCGTGTTCACTCGGGAAGACGGTTCGCCATGGGATCCAGACACCGCAACAAGGACGTGGGCGAAGGTACTCAAGGAAGCCGGGATGCCCTCTAACGTCGTACTGCATGGCGCCCGACACACTGCGGTAGAAATGATGAGTGCGGCCGGGGTTAGTTGGGATGACATCAAGGATCTCGTGGGCCACTCCACTGTGCAAATGTCGCTCGACTACCGGAGCAAGCCAGACCAAGCCAGGCTCACCGCGGCGATGGAGCTCAATAGCCGGATGCTCGAAGGGTGACGCGCCCCCCGATGGCCCCCATATCAGTGCCGTCGGGGGCCGTCTTGGTCCTAAGCGACCCTAGCCCATGTCTTCCCGCGGATGGCAAAGTTCATTCCAGATGTCGAGACTCCATACGCCTGGGCTAGTTCCCTATGGGAGAACTTGCCCGTTGCATAAGCGGCCCTAGCGGCGCGAACGTCGGACTCGGTCAACTTATGAATGCCCTGTCGTTCCCCGTGAGCGCTGCGATTCTTTTTCGCGGCGTCTTCCGAGTTCTCTTTAGGGGTTCCGGCGAATAGGTGCGCGGGGTTAATGCATGGCGGGTTGTCGCAGCGGTGGCAAGCAAACCGCCCATCGTCAAGAGGTCCGACCCACGCGAGGTATGCGATGCGGCTAGCATGGTTGGTTTTATTGTTCCCGACGCTGACCAGTCCGTAGCCGCCCCTATTGCGCCCACCGTCCCATTCCCAGCAGGGTCCAAGTTCCGTCCGGCGTAACACTTCCGTCCAGCCCGTGTACTCCAGGCGCTCGGCAAGGTCAGCGTCCCGTGGCGTGCGCAGCGTAACGCTCGGGTCGCCGTGCCGCCTGAGTCGGGTGTAGTGCCTGTCGCACATACTCTTTGCGGTATTAGGAAGGTCGCATCCGTCGACCTTGCAGGTGCCTCGAAGTTTCGGGCCAACGCGGACGTAGTGCACATAGCATTTGCCGCGGAAGTAAATCTTGCGGGCGCATTCATCTGTGGTGCATGTAGAATCTGTCATATCGGCACTCCCTTATGTGTCGGTCACGCTCCCGGATGCCTGCAAGCATCGCGGGAGTTTCTAATACCTTAATTGTACCTTGAAATCAAACAGCCCCCACCCTCAAGTCGAGAGTGGGGGCCTTTCTTTGCGTTAAGAGCCGCGTACCGTTCGGGCTGCACGGATGACTAGCGCGAGTAGATCCTCATCGAGCGCCAGGCAGATTACTTCCAGATCGTTTGCCGTGAATGAACTCTCATTTCGCAGCCGCTTCGAGATGTAACTTTGCGACTTGCCCGCCAAGACGGCGAGCTGGGAACCGCTAACCCGGTGCCGCGTCATGGCAAGGCGGACTTCGTCACTGATGGCGACGGCAAACTTGCCGGGCTTCGGCTCGGATCCACGGGGCACGTCCGCCATGCTATCGCTCCAATACGCTAAACAACCCTCTGACCTGCATCGATGCTCTATATATCGCGAATGAACCTATATAGAGCAGGTCTAACAGGAAACGCTACCCTCCAGTAGCTCACGCAGGCAATGGACTAGGTTCATCCAGCCATTTTATATAGGGTAGTTTTGTCCGAAACGAGCACCAAAAAGCACGCATCCTATATGTCGGATACGTGCTGTAAGGTTCGAATACATTTCCGAACAACCTGCCTGGGGGCACCATATGAAGCAAGCGCACATCGAAGCTATGACGGTTCGCGAATTCGGCAATGAAGCCGTTATGCGTGGCGTAACTCCGTCTGCTCTTCTGGCTGGATCCGGGCCTCTGCGCGCTGCATCAGAACCATTGGAGTCAGCCCCAGGACTTCCGCAACCCTAAAGAAGGTTGGCATCGGCATTGACTGGTGCCCCTTGAGGTAGCGGTTCATTGCAGGGCGACCGACGCCGGCAGCCTCTGCAAGTTCCGACTGGGTCATGTCGCGCTCCACGAGCTCTACCTTGATCTGAATGGCAAGCGCCGCTTCTAGACGTTCTCCGTAGGTGTTCATACGGACAACGTTAGTTGCTATGCCGTACTACATGCAACAACTTGAGCAAATCTTTACCATATCGGATACATAAATCACAAATCCTTGACAAACACTTGAGAAGTATCCGTTTCGGGGTTGCGTGTATCGGATCGGACACATACAGTGTTCCTATGACTACAACACAGGCCGCTGGGGCCAGTGCGGCAGACGCAGAGATTGCCTCCCGCATAACCAACGCACTCATCGTAAAAAACATCTCAGCCCGGCACGTATCGGACCAAACCGGCATCAGCTACCCAACATTGCGAAGAAGCCTAAAGGGTGGACGAAGCCTCACCTTCCTAGAGTTCCACAAGATTTGCGGAGTAATCGGAGTCCCGCCCTCCTCGCTCCTCCCGGACTCACTCGCAGACCGGAGCGCAGCCTAATGGCACAGATCAGTTACACGGTAGCCGAAGCCGCGAAAGCCGTAGGACTCTCAGAGAGAAGCGTCAGAGACGCAATCAAAGACAGTTACCTCACCGCAAGATTTTTCAACACGAAGGCCCTGATCCGGCACGAAGACCTCGAAGCCTGGATCGATAAGCTCCCTTCCGAATCACCCCGCTAGTCCCGCACCACCCAGCCGCAGCCTAAGCGCCGGCCACCGCAACACCGTCGCCCGACTCAGGGCAAACACACCCCCATCCACCCCTACTGACTTTTTAGTCGGAGGTTTTCCCGTGCTACTCCATGCCCTTTTGCAGGAGGCGCTCGAAGGAATGGACAAGAAGTCCGCCGTCGATCACCTCCATGAACTCTTCCCTACTAACTCGAAGTCGTTCTTCAACCGCAACTATCTGCACATCCTCACGCTGGACCCCATCGGACTATCCCGAATCTTGGGCCACAGCGACCCCACCGCCGACAAGGCAATCCGCAACATCGAACGGAGCGCAGCAGCATGACCATCACCCAGGAAACTCGCATCGAGTGGACGGGCAACATCCAGGTTCACCACCCCGTCACGGTCCACGCAACAGCCAAGGCGTTCGCGGTGATGTGTGCGTGACTGACGGCGACAACTGCAAGATCAGGCCCGGAACCTGGGGGCTCTACATCCACCACGACTGCGAGGCGCACAAGTACGACACGTACCCCGAGTACATCCCCTGCACGTTCGACTCACGAGATAAGAGCGCCGCATGAAGGCCGCCGCCCTAGAGGACACCACCTGGTCCGAGGACGCCGTAGCAACCATCATCGGCATCTCCCACACGCAGGAGATATTCACGGCCGACGACCTCGCTAGGGAACTCCGCAAGGCACCCTTCCCCAACGCGGTAGGCATCGCATTCAGTCAAGCACGCCGCGCCGGATACATAGAGCCGGTCAGCTACACCACATCAAGTCAGACCGCCCGCAAGCACGGAGTTGTGCGGACGTGGCGCCGCAAAGTCAACGAAGGGTTCTCGCTGTGAACTGGACACATTTCCTCGGCCTCGTCCTCTGTATCGGCTTTGGTGTCGCCGCACTCCGGGCCATCCGCCTTGATCGCGCCGACGAGTACCACCTTATGCACGGACCCAAGTCCGGCTGCGTCGATTGCGCGGCGAAGTAATGACCGCCGTAGCTCTGGACATCGCCGCAATCGTGGGTGAAATGGAAGACCAGCCATGCGAGAGCTTGCAGCACGGCGTGGTGGATGAATTTCATGACGACGGCCCCGCTACACATTATGGGCGAGTCCACTGCCAGTCATGTGGCCTCGATGTTATCAAGTCATACTGCGCACAGTTCATCCGGTGCGTCTTCATATTGCCAACTTCTGAGTGCATCTGCGGGGCATCGTTTCCCACGCCTGAACTGGTGACGATCCTAGGTCCGGTCAGGCCATGAACCCGGATCGCTACCTAGAAGAACCCGAGCCCACCGATTACGAAGCGCTCGACGCCGAGCAAGATACCCGCGCCGCCGATGATGCGGACGCAGCCCGAAAGGAACGATCATGACCACCAACACCCACGCCGCCCCCTGGACCCTGACCCGCTACATAGCTGACCTGTTCTCGCCGCCCACCAAGCGTGACAAGGATTTCGCTGTCATCATGTCCGGTCGCGAGTCTGCGGCCCGAGCTCTATTTAGCGAGCAGGTAAATGGATCGAAGCTCGACATGCTCGAATACGACAACTCCCCCCTCCTCCGCGGTGGCTGGCTCGCTGAGGCTGACCGGCGGATTGCGGGCGGTGTGAAGGTGGAGCTGTCCGAACTGCTGATCCTGCGCCACTGGGGATACACGCCCGCCGAATGGGTTGCGCTGCCTAACGAGGTACGTGCGGCCAAGAGGGACGGCTATTACGAGGCGAAGGGGTTGGGGGCATGAGGGAGCGGGACCCTATCGAGAATGCCGACCAGCCTCCCGAAGTTGACATCCACGGCGGCCGGGACAAGCAGCTACCGCCCGCCGAAGCCGCAGCGACTCGCATCCGTGAGTTCGTTTCATGGTTCGGCGACGGGCAGGTCTATACCGGCGACGTCAACAGCCCGCCGCTCTACGCCCGAGACCTCGAAGCCCTCGCTCGGAACATATTGGGGCAGCCATGATCCGCACCGAGTACGCCGCCCGCCTAGCAAGTGGCTTGATCTACCTCAAGGACTGGTCAGCACCGTTCGTCGCCAAGTTCGTAACCGACATGGCCCCGATCACCCCCATCCACATGGTCACCCGCACATGGGTTGGCGACGTGCATTCGGATTGGGAGCGTGCGGCGTGAAGGCGCTCGAACTCACCATCTACCCGCCGATCCATCGCCCACGCTACGGCTACGGAATCGACCCCTACCGCGAGCAGTGGAAACGGGAACGCAATATCATCGAGGCCAAGCGCCTCACGGACGCCGAACTTGCCGCCGAGTACTGGCGGTCTACGTGGGACGCCCAGAGCTGCTACCACGACGGCAGCGACGAGGACATAACCGCAACCCGCAAAGAATACGAAGCGCTCGAACGTTTCGCAACCCTCCCCCACTACGACGAGGACCCAAGATGACCATCACCGACCTGAACGCACTATCCGCCGAACTCACCGAGGCCACGCAGCAGGTCGAGGGTGCGACTGAGCAGGTCCGCATTACGGGGCTTGTTTTTGAGTATGATGCGCCGCTGCCCCCGCTCAAGCAGCACCCGCGCACCAAGCTATGGGAACCGGCGTCGGTTGGGTTCAGGGATCTGCCTGAGGCTGGGTCATGAGCCACCTAAGCGGCTTCGGACTGCCGGGGCGGGTGAAGCCACGCAAGCGACACCCCATGACCCCCCGCCAAGCCCAGCGTCTCCGGTTCGGGATCCTCGCCGCACGCCACGCACTCGAACGCGACCGGCTCACCGACGACCAGGTTGACTACCTCGAAAACTGCCGCGACATCGGCTGGCGGAAAGAGGACGCATGGAAGGCGTACCGGCGGGAAGCGATCAACTTTCAAAGGAGGCGGCATGCCTAATGGACCACGACGCCAAGAAAGAAAACTGGTCAAGGGCGACTAATCGGTACTGCGACTGCCCACCATTCCGGTTTTCGCCAGCGCACAATCACAAGCGCGAGACCAACCCAGACTGCCCGGAACACGGCAGTAACCACGACGGAGCCTAGGCGGGCTCCTTTTTTATTGCCCATAGGGGGACAAATTGACCTTGCATATTTACAACGACGTCGAACAAGGTTCGGACGAATGGCACCAAATGCGACGAGGGATCGCGACCGCCTCAGTAGTGGGGCAGCTCATCACGCCCAAAACAATCAAGCCCGCAGCCAACGACACGTCACGCAGCCTCGCTGCCACGCTGGTAGCCGAGCGCATCACTGGATTCACTGAGCCGTTCCACGAGACCGCAGATATGGAACGCGGCACCTTGGATGAGCCCTACGCCCGAGAGATCTACGCCGAGCACTACGCGCCGGTTACCGAACTTGGCTTCATGGTCCGCGATGACTGGGGATTCAAGATCGGATACTCACCTGACGGACTCGTTGGCGAGGATGGCTTGATTGAGATCAAGTCACGCAAGCAGCGGATCCAGCTACAGACCATCCTTGACGATGAAGTGCCGCTGGCGAACATGGCGCAGATCCAATGCGGACTACTCGTCTCCGGGCGTAAGTGGCTGGACTACGTGAGCTATTCCGGTGGGATGCCGCTCTACGTCAAGCGGGTCCTGCCCGACCCTAAGTGGTTCCACGCGATCTTCCAGGCTGTCGATGCCCTCGAAGAATCTGCCGCCACAATGCTCGACACCTACACGGCAGCCATCGATGGCAGGCCCGCAACCGAACGCATAGACCACTTCGCAGAACTGGAGTTCACCTTCTGATGGATATTTCAAAGGCACTACTAGCCAAGTCGGACCAGCTGAATGCGGCCGACCTGACCGGAGCCCCAATCGTGGCGACCATATCGGCGGTGGTTGGCGAGCCGACTAAGCCGATCATCGAACTCGAAGGCATGGATGGCCGGCCCTGGAAACCCGCAAAAGGGATGCTTCGGGTGATCGCTAGGGGTTGGGGCACTGAGACGGATGCATTTGTTGGCCGTCGCGTGAAGCTCGTCAACAATCCCGAAGTGATCTACGCGGGCGAGAGGGTCGGCGGCGTCGAAGTTGTCGCAATGTCACACATCGACGGCGCATTTACCATGCCGGTCCGCATCAGCCAGAAGAAAGTAAAACAGCACACCGTAGAAGTGCTGTCCGAGCCGCCGACCGAGCCTTGGATAGCGCAGTGGCAGGCAATCAAGAACGCACTCACCGCCGCCGGGTATGAGGGTGACGGGCCAGCGATGCTCGCCACGGCCGGGCAAGTCATCGGCGCCGCATGGGAACACCCGAACAAGATCAGCGCCGAGGATGCGCAGAAGATTCTTGCGGTAGTACGCGAAGACAACCATCAGGAGCAGACAGCATGACCAACCACCGCACCACCGGCAACGTGTCCGTCTCGGTCCTCGCCGGCCACATCAAAGCCACATCCCAGCCGATCCACCCGGAAATCGGGCAGCAGGTCAGCATGGGTGACGGGCTTTACTTCTCAATCACCCCGGCCATTGCTAAGCAGTGGATCGAAACCCTAACCCCCATTGCAGAGGAACGCACCGCATGACCCGCATAATCACCATCTACACGCAGCCATCCTGCCAGCCATGCAAGGCGACTAAGCGCTGGTGGGATCGGCGCGGCATCCGATACCAGGAAGTAGACATCACCACCAGCCCGAAGGATGCCGAAGCGATCCGAGCCCTCGGATTCAAAGAAGCACCCGTCGTCATCGTCTCGACCGGCGACGCGGAAACCGACCTCATGTGGTCCGGTTTCGACCCGAACAACCTCACCAAATACACCACAACGGAAGCAGCATAGACATGGCAGACATCAAATTCACCGGGAATGTTGGCAAGGACGCGGAACTCAGATTCCTCCCCTCGGGCCGTGCTGTGCTCAACTTCAGCGTGGCCGATTCCAAGTCCAAGAAGCTCGATAGCGGCGAGTGGGAAACGCTCGCTGAGCAGTGGCTCGACTGCGCTATATGGGGCGAACTTGCAGAGTTCTACGCGGAGAAAATCCGGCGTGGCGCCCGCGTCACGGTCTACGGCGACTTTATGTCCCGCAAGTACGAAGCCAAGGACGGATCGAAGGGGACCAGCCTGGATGTCAACGTGAAGGGCGTGGAAATCTACCCGCCAAAGAATGGCGGCGGTTCTAGCCAAAGCGGCAATCGCTCGAATGGTGGTTCCGTTGGTTCTAGTGCGCAAGAAGACCCGTGGGCGACTCCCGGCGTATCCAACGCGGGCGGCTGGGGTAACAGCCCTGCCACTGGGGAGCCTCCGTTTTGATCGCCCGCTACGAGATGGCGCACCTGTTGTTCATCACGGACAACAGGAGGGCTAGGGACGCTGAACGGGAGTGGCGCGACGCTGAACCTCAGCACCTTCTCCCGTATTACGTCATGGCCGATGCGCTCATTGCGGCCGGATGGGAGAAGCCATGAAAACCAAACCCAAGGGCATCCACGCCAATTTCCGCACAACCTGTGGATGCGGCGCCGAGATCACCATCACGAACGGGCGCGTGGACTTTCACGAGTGCGAACGAATCACCGGGACGCTCGATGAAGTCCTAGCCGCGCTCGACAACCGACAGGAACCATAATGGCAACCATCAAACCCCTGCTCGCAAAGATCCTCATCCAGGTAGGCGCCGACGAGCCCAAGGAAATCGGCACCATCGAGATTCCGATCAACGTCTCCATTCCCGGGCCGAGCGTAATTCACCGATATGACACAACGATCAACGTATCAACCCAGACCCCCGAAGTGATCGCGGCAGAAGTCGCGAAGAGATTCAAGCCCCAACCGTAGCAATCCGCACTCCCCAAGCCGCGCACACCGCGGCTTTTTTCATGCCCGAAACAGTGCCCGGCGCCCGACCCTCACCCGGTTGGGCGCCGCTGGCCAGTACCAGGAAGGACCATCCGCCATGAGCGACGCCAAGTACACCGAACTCGCGCAGCAAACAAAGTACCTCGCCAACTTCCGCGCCTACCGCAACGAGGCCAAAACGAGGCGCGATGAAGCGATAGCCGAAGAAGAAGAGACCATCCAAATGGAGACTAAGCGCATCGAGGCGGCAGAAGCTCGGATCCGGGAGCTCGTCGCGGAACTGGGGCTCGCATGAACAGCCCCGCCGCCAACCCGCGCACCAAGGAATGCACCGGCCTCGTGACCTGCCCCGCACGCGCCCACCTACAGGCCTGCTACGTGGCACTGAGGGAGCGCTAGGCATGGCGTATATTTTCCGCGGCACGAACCGCGACATTGACGTTCCCGAGAAGTGCGGCACACGAGCTGGACACGCAGCACACTTCACTGCCGGGACGAAACCATGCAGCCCGTGCAACGAAGCCCATAGCGCCTACATGCGCGATTGGCGGCGGAATAAGAAGATCCAGATGCGGACCTCATGCGGAACCTACGCCGGCTACATGCGACACAAGCGGGCTGAGGGCTACCCCTGCGAGTACTGCTTACGGGCATATGCCGAATACATGGCCGAGTATCGCGCTAACCGAAAGTTGGTGGCCTGATGGGGTACGTCTACCGCGGCACGGACTTCTCCATACCCGAACCCCTGGTCGAACCGAGGAAGCGGCAACCGCGCATCCCCGGCCCCGCGCAATGCGGAACCCGCAACGGATATGCCGCGCACTTTCACAAGAAGGAACCGTACTGCGACCCATGCCGGGCTGCGAATAGTGCCTACACCGCGGAATACAAGCAGCGCTTGAAGGCAAGGCAGATCGCATGATCGATCCATGCTGCGCGCTATGCAAGGGCCCGCATGACATCTGCCTCTCACGGCATTCCTGCCAGCACCACAAGATCGCACAAGCGCAGGACGACGCCAATCATCAAGCCCGGCAAACGGTACGCAGGCCAACCGAAGACCAGGCAATCCGCAACATTATGAGCAGGGGGCGCGGGTCATGACGTACATCTACCGAGCCGACGAAGACATCCAGCGAGAACCAACCGTGCCATACATCTACCGCACCATCGAACTTCCACCCGAAGTCACCTATCCCGAGCGCAAGAAGTTCAAGCCTGAACTCTGCGGCACTCCATCGGGCTACCAGCAACACGGAAGATTCAACCAGGAACGATGCCCAGACTGCCTAATCGCCTACAGCGAATACCAGCGCGAATATCGGGCGGCGAGATTGGCACCGGAAATTAGTCCGAAAGCTTCCACGATTGGAAGTGATAACCCCAAAGAAAAAGGAGTGCGGAATGGCACGCATTAGGACCATCAAGCCGGACTTCTGGACCGATGGAAACATGGTCAAGCTTTCACCGTTTGCGCGGCTGCTCTACATCGGAATGTGGAACTTCACGCTATGCGATCACGGCCATGTTGCCGATGACGCAATGAAACTGAAGCTTCAGATACTCCCAATGGACAACGTGGACATTGACGCGCTGCTGGCCGAGATTATGAATCAGGGCCGCGTCGTGCGGGTTGAGGATGGCGACGGTAGGACATATCTGCTGGTCAAACGCTTTGAGGACCACCAGAAGATCGATCCTCGCTGGAAAACACGGTGCCCCGCGTGCGCTCAAGTGGACTCACTCACCCTCACGGAAACTCCGGTGAGTTTGGGTGAACTCACCGTAACTCCCGAACTCTCACCTGATCTCACCCTAGGAAGGGAAGGGATGGGAAGGGATGGGAAAAAGAACCTCCCATCAAAGCCTGCGGCTTCGACGGACTTCGACACCTTCTGGGCTCAGTACCCGCGCAAGGTCGGAAAGATAGCCGGGAAGAAGGCTTTCGACAAGGCAATCAGGCTCACCTCTCTAGAGCAGCTTCTTTCAGGCGTTGAACTACTCAAGCGCGAAACCGCAGGCAAAGAACTTGAGTTCATCCCTCATCCCGCTTCCTGGCTTACTGCCGGCCGCTGGGATGACGAGCCATCCACAAAACCCGCCGCATCCAGCCCATGGAGTAAGGACTTCCACAAATGAACGATCCGACTTACGACGCCGAGTGCTACCGGTGTGATCTGGACATCCATTATTGCGGCGGCTGCGGCGATCCTCTAAGGCATGACGGCAAGGAATTTGACGGCACGAAGCATAAGGAATGCACATGAGCCCCTACTATCAAGACGAAGAAATCACCCTCCATCACGGCGACTCGATAGCAGTCGCCGTTTCGCTGCCATCACTTTCCGTCAACTCGATCATCACAAGCCCGCCATACTTCGGCTTGCGTGACTACGGGGAGGATGGGCAGCTTGGGGCTGAGGCAACAGTTGAGCAGTATGTCGGCAACCTCGTGACCCTCTTCCGCGAACTGCGGCGCGTGCTGGCTGACGACGGCACTCTATGGCTCAACCTCGGAGACTCTTACGCCCGCGGCTTCGGCGGCGGCTCACCCGGCAAGAAGTCTGCGAGCAACGCGGGCTCATACCAGGGCCGCGCTCCGGGAAGGAAGCCTGCTGGACTGAATGGCAAGGACTTGATCGGGATCCCTTGGCGGGTTGCACTTGCCCTACAGGCTAGCGGGGGCGGACGGCAAGCCAAGGAATAAGCGGACAGTCTGGAGCCTGCCCACGCAGCCATTCCCCGGCGCCCACTTCGCCACATTCCCGCCCGCACTAGTCGAGCCGTGCATATTGGCATCGACTAGACGCGATGGGGTCGTGCTTGACCCATTCAGCGGCTCTGGTACTACGGGCATGGTCGCAAGGGATTTGGGGCGCCGATATGTAGGCGTGGACCTGAATGCCGACTACCTGAAACTCTCGCTCGATACGCGGCTGCAAAGCGCTGCGCTGGACCTTGGAGCAATAGCATGACCGAACCAACCACCCACGACGCCGTAGCCGAGCAATCAGTCCTTGGCGCGATGCTCATCAGCCGTGACGCTATCCCGGACATCGCGGACATTCTGGATGGCGGCGACTTTTACCGGCCGGCGCACGAGACGATCTACCGAACGATCCTGGACCTTCACGGCTCAGGTAATCCGGTGGACGCGATTACGGTCAACGACGCGCTGACGCAGATGGGCGAGATTGCCCGCGTAGGTGGCGTGATGTACGCGCACGAACTGGCGGGCATCGTCCACTCAGCGGCCTCCGGTGCCTACTACGCGGAAATAGTCGCACACGCAGCCACACGTAGGCGTCTCACCGCTGCTGGGCGGAAGATCCAAGACCTAGCCGGGAACGGTGGCGACGTTGACGAGTTGGTTGAGGCTGCACGGCGCGAAGTTGACCAGACCTCACGCGCTACCGGATCCACCGTCTCATTCTTTGGCGAAACCATTGACGCGATGCTCGGGACGTTGGATGAGGAAATCAACCACCACCCCACGCCATGGGCCGCGCTGAATGACATTATCGGCGGACTAAGGCCGGGGGCACTGTACGTAGTCGCGGCTAGGCCATCAGTGGGCAAGTCGGTCATTGCGCTGAACCTGGCGCAGGGGCTACTTGAACACGGCTCGGTGGCGTTCTCATCGTTGGAAATGTCCAACAACGATGTGCAGATCCGGGCAGTATCGTCCGACCTGAATCTCGACGTGTCCCGGCTGATCGAGCGGAACCTTACGCCGGGAGACTGGGCAAGGATCCGTGACCGTAGAGCGGTCTGGGGCGATGTCCCGCTGGCTGTGGACGACCGCTCCGGTGTCACCATTACCGACATCAAGCGATTTGCCCGCAGCGTGAACCGACGCAAACCATTGGCCGGGATCGTCGTGGATTACTTGCAACTCATGTCCCAGCCGCACGGAGACAAGCGCCCCCGTCACGAGTTCGTCGCGGACATGTCACGGCAACTCAAAATCATGGCAATGGATATGCAGGTGCCCGTTATCGCCCTATCCCAGCTCAACCGAGGATCCACCCAGCGCGAGGACAAGATGCCACAGATCAGTGACATGCGGGAATCCGGCGCCATCGAGCAGGACGCTGACGTAGTGATCCTGCTGCACCGCGAAATCATGGGCGACAACCGGAATGACCTGTCGATGCTGGTTGCCAAGAATCGGCACGGCGCGACAGGACTGGCCGAATTGCAGTTCTGGGGGCATTACTCGAAAGCCCTTGACCGCGGACTCACGCCGCAAGCCGCGCTCAGGCAAGCCGCATGAACCCCCACCCAACCCACATCGAAGCCGTAGCGGACACTGCGGCTTCTTCTATGACCGGAGAGAACATGACGGCCAAGATCGCAAGCCTTGGCGCCTTCTGCGATAAGTGCGGATGGGGCCTCAGCGACAGTCCCGTGATGATGCGCAATTGGGTTTACCTGCACAACCAGAACTTTCACCAGGAGGAATCATGAAACTTCTCGACTTATTCTGCGGCGCTGGTGGTGCCGGCCGTGGCTACATGGATGCCGGGTTCGACGTGACCGGCGTGGACATCGAACCGCAGCCCGACTATCCGGGCACGTTCATCCAGGGTGACGCAATCGCCTACCTTGCCGCGCATGGGCACGAGTTCGATGCCATTCACGCGAGCCCACCCTGCCAAGCCTCCAGTGCGCTCACTAAGGGCACGAACAAGGGCAAGGTGTACCTGAACCTCATACCGGCGACACGGGCTCTCCTGGCGCTGCATGACAAGCCGACCGTGATTGAAAACGTGCAGGGCTCGGACCTAAGGCGCGACCTCACGTTGTGCGGGGAAATGTTCGGGCTGGGGGTCATTCGGCACCGATACTTCGAGACGTCCGGGTTTACGCCTATCGCACCGGCGCATAAGCCTCACCGTGGACGCGTCGCCGGCTGGCGGCACGGCGTCTATTACGAAGGCGTGTACAGGCAAGTTTACGGAGCCGGGGGAGGCAAGGGCACCGTAGCTGAGTGGCAGGAAGCCATGGGGATGTTCCACACGAACAACCGGAAGTCCATCGCAGAAGCGATCCCGCCGCAATACGCCAGGTTTGTGGGCGGGCAGATAATGCAGCGTCTCGAATCCGAAGCCGCCATCCGTGGGCTGGCCGCGTGATCTTCCCGTGCACGCCATGCCAGACGCTCTACGACGGCTGGACGACCTACCAGCGCCCGGCGGCGCGCTGGATCCAGTACATGAACGTGACGCGCTCAATCGAGGCGCGCAAAACGCAGATCCTCGAACACTACGAACTCATCAACCGACAATGCGCGGCCATCAAAGACTCATGCCGCCGTAAGTGCAAACACCTGGAGGCACCATGACCTGCCAATGCAAGAGCCCCCGCGAGCAGTGGTCATTCACCGGCCGGGAAGTGCACTGGGGTTACGTCTATTTGGTCTGGACCCGCGACGACGGGAAACGGTTCGTGCGGTGGGTGCGACCATGATCCTCACCATTCCCGCGCCCTGCCAGTTCATCAACTCAAACCAGCGGCTACACCGGATGGCCCAAGCCAAGCTCACTAAGACTTGGCGCCAAGCATCCGCCGCCGCGGCACAAGGGCTCGAACCATTCAGCCCGCCCGTCCACATCACCGCGCACATCTGGAAGCCACGCGCCGGCCGATACGACCCGAACAATCTGGCGCCCACGACCAAGGCGATAGTCGATGGGCTCGTGGACGCCGGGTTGCTCGCTGACGATTCCGTGGAGTATGTCGTCGGTCCGGACCATCGTCATGGCGGGAAAGGTGCGGCTGAGATCGTGCTCGAAATTACCGAAATCAAAGGGGAATCATGGGCTTGAAAGATAACGCGCACAGGCTTAGTCGCGAGCACTTGAAGATGGACAAGGACGGCAAGGCGCATAAGGTGCCTGCACTCATTACTGACCTACGTGGAGCAGTAACACCGGGACGCAACAGCTCAGGAGGTGGCGCGAGTGGTCCGCCGATCCCGATTGACCCCGACGCGCTGGACCTGCTGCGGGAGATCGAGACGGAAGCGCGCAGGGACTATAATGAGATCAGCGGCGACTACTGGGCTGACGATCTTGAGGCGCTGGTGCTACATCTGGCCGGGATGGATCTCACGCCCGAGTGGGACAATTACCTGGCTCACGTGACGCTCGACTTTGTAGACCGCATCACGGCGATGTTGTGGCCAGTCAAGCCACGCCGGAAGCTGGTTGGCAAGGTGTGCCCGTCGTGTGGCTGGGCGACGTACGGCGAGGAACGGAAGACATGCCTAAGCCTTGGTTGCTGGAATGACGAGGGCGGGATGCGGGCTATCGGAACATGGGACATCGCCTGCGGATCCTGTGAGGCCGAGTGGGTGGGCGATCAGGTTGGATTCCTACTGGTGGCATTGGACGCGCCGAGTGGTGAGGTATTAACACAGGCCAGTTAAGTTGGTGTATGCTTAGTCCTAGCTGCGCAGTTCCAGCTAAATTTTCAGGTCGATCTTCGGATCGGCCTTCTTTGTTTAAACACTTGAGGCCCGCGCCAATCCCCCATATGGCTGCGGGCCTCAACCTTTACCGAGTCACGGCGGTTGACCGTGGCGCATAAGTTCACAGGCCCCGCTAATCCTTCAGTGTGGTGGTCAGGTGCCTGATGATGGATCCCACCCTTGGAACGGTGGGCGCGTGTTCGACTCACGCCGGCACTACGCGAAAGCATGACGGCAGGTAGGTCCGCATGGGGCGCTACCGAAGCAGTGGACACGCTGCCATGTAGGTCATGTGAGTAGAACCCCACGCCCTCTGTTCCGCATAGTCTTTCGAGGCGCCGCGGCTCAAGATGTGGGCCTGTTGAGTTGGTGCAGTGGTAGCACGACGATCTCCAAAATCGTAGACGCGGGTTCGATTCCTGCACGCAGCGCTGGCACGAACGCACTCCCGGTCAAGTTACGCACTGACGTACATAGCGGGTTAGCAAGTAGAGCCACCTTGTAACCCGCTGACCGCTAACCCGGAGGCGGGCGAACACCCGCGAAGATACTGCCGGTAAACCTGTAGGCCGGACGCAGCGGGCAAACTTAGCTACACCCCTTCAATGCCAGGAGGTTGCCTTGAGAATGTACCGAGCATTGTGCGGCGTCATCGAGGCATACGCCGAACGCCTGCGAACCGACACCATCGCGCAGGAGTTCGAGAATGCCGATTGGGCGCTCATGTCTGGCGATGACGACGATGACTGAGACATGCGACCGCCACCCAAGCGCGAGGGCACAGGCGCGGGTGCTGCTGCCTAGCCTTGGCGAGCTGTACTTCTGCGCACATTGTGCCAAGACTCTGGACTTCGGGGCTGACTTCTTTATTGAGTACGAGACGGTGAAGGTGTAGTGCCACGCGCCCACAAGAAGCCATGCTCGGCTGCTGGCTGCGGTGAGCTGGTCAGTAAGGGACGCTGTGACTTCCATGCAGCGCAGGCCGACAAGATGCGCGGCACGGCAAGGCAGCGTGGATACAAGAGCCATGGTCACCGCGAGTTCAGAGTCAAGGTACTGAAGCGCGATCCGGTCTGCGTCCTCTGTCGTCAAGCTATGGCAACCGAGGCTGACCACTACCCAACCAGTCGCATCGACCTAGCCGAGCAAGGGCTCAACCCAGACGACCCACGCTATGGCCGCGGCCTCTGCCTCACATGCCACTCACGCGAGACCGCGAAGCACCAGCCTGGTGGATGGAACCGACCTCAATAGAGTCTGTGGATAACCTGAACTCAGCCTGTGGATAACCCGGGCACCGACCCTTCCCCCCACCCCCAAACGGCACCGCCGGTGAGAGAAACGCTCACGGCCGCGAAACTGAGCGTTTGTGTGGGAACGGTTCGCAATAACGATTTTGAACACAAAAGAGCCCCGCGAGTGGGCTAACACTCCGGGGCTTCGGCAACCACTTTAGGGAGTGGCTACATGAATGATGCTACATGCTCAGTCGACGGATGCGGAAGCGCAATCTATGTCAAGAAGAGTCAACTTTGCAAGCGGCACTATAACCGCCGGATCTACACGGGGAGTGTGGATCTCCCGCACCAGCATGAAACCTGCGTCGGTTGCGGCAGATCAACCCCGCCCGCTGGGACCTTTGGACCTCGGGCGAAGTACTGCACCGATAAGTGCCGGCGCCTAACTTATGAGCGAGAACGGGTCGCTGATGGCAGGTATGCCGCCGAACTTGAAGCGAGGCGCCTGGTTACGGCCACTCGCGAACTTCCGGTGCATACCTGCTTGCAGTGCGGCGGATCTTTTGAGAGCACGCATCGCACCAGCAAGTTCTGTTCCCCGAGGTGTGTCAATAAGCACACCGACGCCAATAATCCGAAGCGCTGCGGTGAGCCAGATTGTGACCGCGGCGTCAGAGCCAAGGGTATGTGCTCGATGCATTGGCGCCGCAAGGCGCGTGCGGATGGCCGTGAGGCTAATCCGGCATGGACTGAATCCCGCAAGGCCAACTACCACAAGCGCCGTGCACAAAAGCTTGGCACTCAAGTTGAAGACCTGCGGCCCATTGATATTTACGAGCGCGACATCTGGCTCTGCGGTCTTTGTTCGACGCCGGTTGACCCTGACAGCGCATGGCCGGATCCAATGAGCCCCAGCCTGGACCACGTCAAGCCCTTATCGCTTGGCGGCACTCACACTTACGAGAATGTGCAACTTTCCCATCTTGTATGCAACGTCTCGAAGGGTAATCGAGTAGCGGCTTAGGAGGCTTGCATGGCGACTGTAGGCCGCAAGCCAAAGCCGACACTTCAAGTCGTCCGCGAGGGAAACCCCGGCAAGCGTCCCGTCAAGGATTCCGTAAAGTTCTCCCCGTCCGATCTAAACGAACCTGACTGGCCGAGCGTCTTTCCCGGCAGTTCTGCGGATGAGTTGCGGTGTCGCGAGACGGCAGGCGCGTTGTGGCGGAAGCTCGCACCAACACTTTCCCGCTCTGTCGGGCTGGTGGGCGAGCAGCAGGAGTCGCTCGTGGACTACTGCGTTACATGGGCGCGCATTGAGCAGGGTGAGCGAGCACTGTCCCTCGAGGGAATGATCGTAATGACTGAGCGCGGCCAAGTGAAAAATGCCTGGACGACGATCCTAAATGCCTACCGGTCACATTTGCGTTCACTGATTGGTGAGTTGGGCCTATCCCCGTCAGCCGCAACACGGCTTGGCGGGAAGGCTACCGATGACGAAGACGATCCATTCGACTGAGAATCTGCCGGCGCCTTATGACGCGCTGATTGAGCTTGGCATGACGCATGAGCAGATCATGGACGCCGTCGATAAGACCCCGCTTGTCGTTGCCTTTCAGGCGGACAAGCATCCTGGCGCATGGTTTGACGTTGCGCGGGCGCGTAAGGCGCTGAATGCGATGGGCGCGTTCCGGCACACTAAGGGCCGCTGGGCTGGCGTGCCAATGCGTCTCGGGCAGGGCCTGGATCCTTGGCAGGTTGTATGGGTACTCGCCCCGGTCTTTGGCTGGGTGTACCACGACGAAGAGATTGACACCATCGTCCGCGTCATCCGCTCAGTATGGATTGAGATCCCGCGCAAGAATGGCAAGTCCACCTTTGCCTCTGGCATTTCCGGCGTGCTGCTTCTGGCGGACGGCGAGATGGGCGCTGAGGTTTACAACGCCGCCGGCTCAACGATGCAGGCCGCTCGCGTCTTTGATGATGCAAAGAATATGCTCATGGCGTCCCCGGCTGCCCGTAAGCGCATTGAGCCGCTAAAGGAAGTCATTCGGGTTCCCAAGACGGGCTCCATTCTGCGCGTCCTATCGCGTGTCGCTGAGACCGCCCATGGCTTGAACGTGTCTGGCGCAACGATTGACGAGATCCACACGCTGAGGTTGCAGCGCAAGCTTGTTGAGGCCATCGAAACCGGCGTGGGCGCCCGCGATCAGCCGCTAATTGTGTTCATCACTACCGCCGACGAGGCGGAAGAGGGCACGATCTACGACGAGAAGCACACGTATACACGGAACGTCGCCAACTTTGTCGTCACGGACCCTGGCCATTATGGCGTCATCTGGGCCGCCGATGATACTGACGATCCATTCTCTGAGGAAACGTGGCGCAAGGCTAATCCCGGCCTTGGTAAGTCCCCCACGCTCGCCTATATGCGGCGTGAGTCGAATAAGGCGCAGTCTTCGCCGTCGTACTTCCCGACGTTCTGCCAACTGTCACTGAATCGTCGTGTGCGGAATCAGTCGCGGTGGGTGGACCTGGGCAAGTGGGATGACTTGGGCGGCGCTGAGCGGCAGAAGCTCCGCGGCAGGCGAGCGTGGGGCGGTATCGACCTCTCGGCCGTTTCTGACTTCACGGCATGGTCTGTTTGGGCCGAATCGAACAGACCCGGCTTTGAGCTTGACCTGTTCACGCGTCTATGGGTGCCCGGTGAGCGCATTGAGGATCTCGAGAAGCAGTTGCAGATTCCCTTGCAAAAGTGGATCGATGACGGCCATGTGCACGCTACCGAGGGTGACGTTATCGACTATGGGGCCATCAAGTCGGCCGTAATCGGTGACTGTAACCACTTTGACATGCAGCGCGTTTCCTATGACCGCATGTTTGCCGGCCAGTTGGTGCAAGAACTTGACGAGGAATTGAAGGGCGTTGAGGTTGTGCCGGTTGCGCAGACATTCATGGGCTTATCTCCTGCATCTAAGGAGATGGAGCGCTTGTGGTCTAACGGCGCAATGCGCCACGAGGCCAATCCCGCTATGCGATGGATGGCTTCAGTGGTGGAAGTCAAGAATGACGGGCTGGATAACATCCGCCCCGTGAAGCCTGACCGGAGAAAGTCCAGCGCTCGTATCGATGGCTTTCAGGCTGCCGTTACCGGGCTGGATGGCGTCATCCGTTCCAAGCTCACCAAACCGAAGCGCCGTGTTGTTGTTTCCTAAGAGATGGAGGGCCTAATGGCTGTTTCTAGTGCCCTTGTCCGATTGGACGCGAAGCTTGCCGCAGGTATTCCCGGACTGGACAAGCTGGACAAGTATTTCGAGGGTGAGCAGCCGTTGAAGTACATGGCTGCGGCGATGCAGGCGGAGATTGGCGACCGGGTGTCGCAGCTCGTGCTCAACTGGCTGCGGTTCGGGGCTGAGGCTTACGAGAACCGTCTGGATGTCGAGGGTTTCCGCTATCGGGGCTCAAATTCTTCGGATGATGATCTGTGGGCTACTTGGCAGGCGAATGGGCTGGATGAGCAGTCGCAGCAGGCGCACCTTGACTCACTGGTTCTGGGGCGCTCGTACGTAATCGTGGGCTCACCTGACGCTGCTGGCGACGAGCCTATTGTGTCGGTCGAGTCGCCGTTTCAGGTGTTTGCTGAGCGTAACCCGCGAACCCGACGCGTTTCTGCTGCTGTGAAGCGATGGCAGGAGGGTGAGGGTGAAGATGCGGTCCAGTGGGCGACGCTGTATCTGCCTGATTCGACGGAGACGTTTGCTTTCGCCAAGGAGTGGAAGTCTGCCGGTTCTGCCGATAATCACGAACTCGGCGTCGTTCCTGTCGTTCCGCTGGTGAATCGTCCACGGATTCTGCGGCCTGACGGGCTGTCTGAGTTCCAGGACGTTATCCCGGTGGCTGATGCCGCCAACAAGATGGCTACGGACATGATGGTGTCCGGCGAGTATCATGCGATGCCACGCCGCTGGGCTTCGGCTCTAAAGGCTGACGATTTCGTTGACCCGAACGGCAATCCGATCAATGTTTGGTCACGCGACGCCGGCCGACTATGGGCGACCGAGTCAGCGGAAACCAAGTTCGGGCAGTTCCAAGAGTCAGATCTTGCGGTCTTCCATAACTCGATCAAGCTTTTGGCGCAGCTTGCGTCTCAGATGCTTGCACTCCCGCCGCACTACCTGTCTTTCGTTGGGGATAACCCGGCATCGGCTGATGCTATCCGGTCTTCGGAAACTCAGCTCGTGAAGCGGGTTGAGCGGAAACATACCTACCTGGGCGGTGCTTGGGAGGATGTGCAGCGGCTTGTGCTGCGGTTCAAGACGGGCAAATGGGATCCAGCAGCGCAGGGCCTTGAAACCCAGTGGCGTGATCCTTCCACGCCGACCGTTGCGCAGAAGGCTGACGCTGTTGTGAAGCTGGTCCAGACGGGAATCCTGCCGATTGAGCAGGCGCGCCAGGATCTCGGCTACACGCAGGAGCAGCGCAACCGAATGGTTGAGATGGATGACCGCGCCAAGTCGAATCCTGACATTGCGAACCTGGCTAGGGCTGTGAACGGGGAGTAGCTAATGGTGCCTGATGCCGCTGTGAAGCATTACGAGCAGATGCAGCGGCTCCAGGCGCTTGTCGTCCTCGCGGGCGCTCAGTTGTGGTCTGAGGTTAGTTTGACGGACCTTTCTGGCTCGTGGGCGGCGCAGGTTCCGCTACTGGTTCCCGTGCTGTCTGGCGTGCAGGTGAAGGCCGCATCAGCCGGTGCCTCTTACGGCGCTGCAACACTCGCCGAGCAGAGCTTGTATGAAGCTCCCCAGCATTTCGTAAACCCTAAAGGGTTTAGCGGCATCGCTTCCGATGGGCGCTCGCTTGAGGGGGCGTTATATTCGGCGGTTCCGTACGTCAAGAACCTTATTGGCGGCGGGATGGCACCGGCCCAGGCCCTAAAGTCTGGCGGGTCTTTCTTGACGACGATCACGCGGACGCAGGTTGCGGACGCCGGGCGTGGTGCGGCTGGTGTTGACACGGTGACTCGGAACCGAGTTTCTTATGTCCGAATGCTCAATCCGCCGTCATGCTCGCGGTGCTCGATCTTGGCTGGCCGCGTATACCGCTGGAACGCTGGATTTAGACGCCATAATCGCTGCGACTGCATACATGTTATGACGACGGCAAGGGCTGCGGCTGAGACTGAGGGTCTAATCCATGACCCATACGAGTACTTCAAGTCACTATCCCCTGAGGATCAGGACAAGAACTACACGAAGGCGGGCGCTCAGGCGATCCGCGACGGCTCGGACATCTTCCAGGTGGTCAACTCCCGGCGCGGCATGAAGCCGGGCGGGCTAATGACTACTGAGGGTACGACGAAGCGCGGAAACTTCCGGGCGACGGCCGGCGACTCTACCCGCGGCCGGCGCCTGACTCCCGAGGCGATCTACAAACTGAACGGCGATAACCGCGCCGGCGCCTTAAAGGACCTTGAGAAGTACGGCTACATTCTGCCAGGTGGTCAGAATCCTTTGGGCTCGATCACTGGTCAGCGTGAGGGTTTCGGCGCTCTTGGTCATGGCGGCGCGCATCCGGCGGCTCGCAAACGTGTTGAGGATGCCATCACTAACGGCCGAGATCCCGCAGTGCGAGCAACAATGACCGAGTCTGAGCGCCGCCTATTCGACGCTAAGGCGCGGTGGGAGCTTGTGCAGCAGGGTGTGAACCCTTACGGGGCGCCGTCCATGACGCCTCGCGCCAAGATCAACACTTCGCCACTTACCCCACAGATATCGGCGCAGGTCGAAAAGGACTACCGCCGCTGGGTAGCTACTGGCGGGCAAGTCTTCAAATAACCGGCTATCAAGCCGGGGCTGTAGTGCAGAGGCCTAGCACTTCGCGAGCAGTAGGGATCGAGTCCCGCCGAAAGGCAAGTGGCCACGCACGCGGCAACGTCGGTTCGAATCCGGCCAGCCCACTTTCCTACTCCGGGATGGATGAGGAATGACGAAAAACGATCAGATCAGGAGGCCGTGATGGCTGACGAACTAAACCCACCCGTAGACCCGGTTGAACCGGCTACACCCACCTCCGCAGAGCCGGCAGACCCGCCGGCCGAACCAATTGCGGACGCTACGCCCGACCCTGCCGAGCTTGAACGCCTCCGGGCGGCTCTCGCGAAGGCAAACAAGGAAGCCGAGAAGAATCGGCTTCGCTTGAAGGAAGTTGACGACGCGAAACTGTCAGAGATTGAGAAGGCGCAGCGCGATGCTGCCGAAGCCTCCCAAGAACTGGCAAGCCTCCGCCGTGACAGCCTCCGCCAGAAAGTGGCGCTTGATGCTGGCCTGCCAGCCAAGTGGGTGGCTCGCCTTCACGGCGACGATGAGGGATCACTCCGGGCGGATGCCCTGGAGATCCTCGCTGATCTGAACAAACCACGGATACCCGCCCCCGACGCCTCACAAGGCGCCAGGACTTCGGCGCTCTCCGCGGATGACCAACTCTACGAATCCATCTATGGAAAAAGGAAGGCCTAAACAATGGCTGAATATCTTCCGGTTAAAACCCCGGGGCAGGCGCTGCCGCTCGCAGCGTCCGCAACTATCACGGCCGGCCAGCTTGTAGCTGTCTCCGGCGTTTCCACTGTCGCCGCTGCTGGCGCTAACGCTACCAACTGGCTTGGTGTGGCTGCGTTCGATGCAGCCTCCGGCGACGTCGTCACCATCTTCTCGGGCGGCGTGCAGGAGCTTGTCACCACGGGCACCGTCACGGCTGGCGACCTTGTTGTTGCTGCCGCTGCTGGCACCGTTTCGACGCTGGCCGCTGTCACTACCCCGACCGCTGCTGACGTGACCAACACCCGCGCCATCCTTGGCGTTGCCCTGACCACTGCTACGACCGGGCTTAAAGTCCAGGTCAAGCTCGACCGCTAAGGACGCGCCTAAATGTCTTATTCTTACCCCCCCGTCGCGCCGACTTTCTCGGGCGACAACGAGACCATTTCCCGCTTCCTGAACACCCCGACGCTCGTTTCACGCCGCGTTCAGGACATCACTAGCAACCGGTTCATCGCGGATGTGCTACTCACGGGCCGCACTGACGTTTCCGGTGGCGCCATTACTTACGACGTGGACGAGGACCTGTACACGGTTCGCCCGATCACCGCCGTTTCTCCCGGTGGCGAGTACGACATCACCACGCTGACGAACGGCACCCCGCAGGTTGCCAAGGTCACCAAGTGGGGCCAGGACACCATCGTGTACGACGAGGCCGTGAAGCGTCAGAACTTCGGCGCCGTCGATAAGGGTCTGGGCAAACTGTCCAACACTCTGGTCAAGAAGGTTGACTCGATCAGCCTTTCCCTGATCGCATCGACCGTTACCGCTACTCAGGCCGTCACTTCTGGTGCATGGTCTGTTTCCGGTACTGCCGCGATCCTGCGCGACATCATGCTCGCGAAGTCGAAGGTCACCGCCCTGAACAAGGGTTATGACCCGAATGTCCTGGTTGTGGATGACACGACCTGGGCTTACCTGGCTTCTGATGTTGCTGTGCAGACTGCACGCGGCCGTGAAGATGCCAGCAACCCGATCTACTCGGGAAACTTCCTGACCATCGCCGGCCTGACGGTCCTGCCTACCCCGAACATTCCGGGCGGTTCCGGCGCGTGGCTGGTTGACACCAGCGCTCTCGGTGGCATCGCTGACGAGGATCTGGGTGGCGGCTACGTCGGCACCATCGTTCAGACGAAGGTCATGCGTGAGGACGCCGTTGACGGCTGGCGCCTGCGTGCCCGCCGCGTGTGCGTGCCTTACGTGACCGAGCCCGGCGCTGCCATCAAGATCACCGGCGTTTAGTAGGAGGCCCAGATGGCTCACAAAGTTGCTGCCGCGCTGGTTTCCGTCAAGGATCCGGCCGGCAAGAACACGTATTTCTATGAGGGCGCAACAGTGCCCGACGGATTCGACAAGGACGACGTCGATCGTCTTGTTGAGTCCGGGATGCTCGAAAAGGTTGGGCCTGAGGCTAAGCCTGCTGCTCGACCGGCCAAGTAGTTAGAGAGGGGACGTCATGGCAATTTATGTGCGACCGGAGGATGTTGCCGCCGGGTGGCGTCCCCTCACTGACGGCGAGACTGTCACCGCTCAGGGCTTGATTGATGAGGCTACGGTGCTACTGCGGGTACTAGTGCCCAACGTTGACTCGCTGGACGAAGCGCTCGTGCGATTCGTTGCGGTGCGGATGATCCGCAGGGTGATGAAAAACCCTGAGGGTTACCGCGTCCGCAACGAATCCATCGATGACTATTCGGACGGCGGCACCATTGACTCGTCACTATCGACCGGCGAGTTGTACGCGTCGGACCAGGAGCTTGGGTGGCTGGGCGTCAAGCCTGCGTCTGAGACTAAGCGGGCGTTTGAAGTTCGGCTCGGTGGCTCATGACGGCACTTGACGCGACACTACGCGGACGCGAAGCCGCCGAGTCCCTAATGCTAGACACCTGCACCATTACCCGCCCCGGCACCCCAGTAACGGACCCGGACAGCGGCAACGTAACCAACCCCTCAACCGAGGTCTACACCGGCCGCTGCAAGGTCCAATCCAAGGACTCAGCCACGTCCAACCCCGAGGCTGGCGAGGCAACCTTCACCGTCGTATCGCGCCAGGTTCACATCCCAGCAAACTCCGCGGACGTGCAGGACGGCGACGTAATCACCATCACGGCGTCACGGCTGAATGCGTTCACGGTGGGTAAGCAGTACCGCGTCGCCGGGTTTGAGCCTGACAGCTTCGACACCGCGGCCCGATTGCCGGTGAAGATCCTATGAGCGCCGATACGTCGGACCTTGACGGGCTGGCTCGGTCCTTCCGCGCTATCCCTGCGCTGATGGTTCCGAAGCTAAAAGGCGTGGTTGCCAAGTCTGCGCTGAACACCAAGAAGATCATGCAGGCGGACGCTCGCAAGTCGCGGCACTTCAAGCAACTGTCGCGGGCGATCAGCTTTGACCTGAAGGTGTACGAGTTCGGCGGCGACGGCGTTATTGAGGCTGAGATTGGCCCGACTACTGGTGGCGCTGGTTCTCTCGCTGGCATCGCGTACTTCGGTACGTCGAAGCCTGGTGGTGGCACTGTCCGCAACCCTGAGGACGCGATGCTTGAAGAGGCCCCGAACTTCTACGAGTACGCGTTCAAGGCGACGGAGGGGCTGCTGTGATCAAGGAACACTACGACGCGGTGAAGGCTCTCCTGCCGGGCACTGTGCGGGTTCACATGTGGAACGTTCCGGCGGATCCGGTTTACCCCTACGTGGTGCTGTGGGGCGATCTTGGCGAAGAGTCCTCGGGCGGTCCTGATGGCGACTCGCTGCGGGACGATCCCGACGTGCTGTCAATCCGGATCCGCGCTACCTACGTGGGGCTCAATGGAGACTCGATGCTGATCGTGGCAAGGAACGCACGAGCCGCACTGAATCGCAAGACGCCCGTAGTCGCAGGCTGGCATCCGAACCCGCTACGGCAGGCGGTCCTAATGGACGGCCAAGTAGACACGGACGTAACCCTGACCGGCGGCGGGAATCCCACCTACGCCGTGGACGAGTTCGCGCTCGTCTCCCACAAGCTCTAACCCCTACCCATCCACAGCGCCTCTCTGGGGCGCTTTTCTTATGCCCTGGAGGCGCCATGTTTGTCGATGCCCTGAATGTGCACGGTGAGGTTCAGACCGTACCGGCGCACTACCTAGAAGCTTTCCCGGACCAGTTCAAGCCGATTGATTCCGAACCCAAACCAACCCCGCCGGCTAAGGCCGCAACCTCGAAGGAGTCCTGACCATGGGCGTTCGCGTACTTGCTGACGGCAAGACAAAGTTCACTATCCTGACCACGAAGCCCGCTAATGTTCTCGCGCCTACCGCTGCTGAGTTGAACGCTGGCATTGACCTGTCTCTGAACGTACTGTCTTCTGACTTCTCGTTCGCAGCCGCCGATTCCGACAAGGTTCCGGAGAAGCCGCTCGGCAAATCCGGCAACGCTAACGCCATTGGTGCATCCAACTGGCTGCTGGCGTTCACCGTCTGGCGGAACTTCCTTACGGGCGGTGGCTTCGATACCGCCGCTGAAGCCGGGTGGGCTGCCGTCAAGGTCAAGGGCGCAACCCTTTGGGCCTATGCGCGCCAGACGGACAAGGCCGCAACTGCCGCTTGGGCTGCGACGGATGAAATTTACCTCGGCGCCGAGTTCACTACCGACAACCCCCAGCGCACGGATGGCACCGGCTTCATCAAGTACCGCGTGCCCACTGAGGTCCAGGACGGCTACCCGTTCATCACTGTGGCTGCGTAGGGGGGACTAGATGGCTATCGCTAACTATTCCGTCCCTGTACTGGCAGGCACTCCGCCTACGTTCGCCGCGCCTGCCACTTCTGACACGGTCCAGGTTGGTTCGACGCTGGTTGTGAAGAACGCTTCCGGCGTATCGGTCACGGTCACGTTGGTCACGCCGGGCAATCTCCCCACTGGTGACGCTTACCCGGATCGCGCCTACACGGTCACTGCTGGTGCTGAGGCGTGGATCCCGGTCCTGTCTGAGTACCGCAACACTGCTGGCGTTGCCGCAGTGACGTTCTCTGCGGTGACTTCGGTAACTGCGGCGTCCATCACCCACAGCTAGTGAGACCGGATGGCGGCGCGTGATTAGGCTCCGCGCCGCCATCCCCACCAATCAACCGAGCCTATACCTAGAAATGGAGCCTATCCAATGAGCAAAGTAATTGAGGGCGTGCCCGAGTCGATCACTCGCGCCGCCTACATCAAGCTATTCGAGTCCATCGGCATCGACCCGCGCCAGACGTTGGAGATCAGCTTAAAAGCTGACGGCGTCTATGCAACAGTCTTTGCGCTCAACGAGGAGAGCATTAGGACCATTGACAATGCTGGCAATGGATTCAATAAGCACATCATCTACATCCCCGTGAAGGACGAAGTATGAGCACCCCCAGGATTTCGACATTGACGCGTGGCTGGAAGATGCCGAGCGCCCCGCACGTAGCGTGACCGTCTACCAGAAGGCGGGCCTGATCGCGGACCTTGACGCGCTGGCTGAGCGGATCGAGAACGAGGACGGCGAAGAGGTTGACGGGCCGTCGATGGGTGGCGGCAATCTTCGCGCCAAGTACGCGGATCTCGCGCAGAAGTTCCACGACTCCGCGCTGACGATCCGCATTGAAGGACGCAGTGAGCGCGAGCGTGAGGATGTGGTTCTGCGCGTTCCTGGCTTGACCCCGGATCAGCGCGGCGCCGTGGTGCTGGCAGACGCGATCACTTCCCCGAAGTTCACTCCCGCGCAGGTTGAGAAGCTCGCGGCGAAGCTTGGTGAAGTTCAGTTCTCGCGGATCGTGACTCGCTTCCACGAGGCGTGCGAAGACATGCCCGCCGTGAGCGCAGATTTTTTGCCGAAGCGCTCTACTCCGGACGATGGTGGCGAGTAGTCGCAGCCCTCAAGACGGCTGAGCGTTTCCAGCGCCAGCCGTCCGACTACCTGGGCCCCTTGCCTGAGTGGAAGGACCGGCTACTGGAGTTCGCTTACACGCTGTACGTAGAGGGCATGTGCGGCTGTGGTCGGCCTAAGTCTGAGTGCCGGAACGATGCTAACCGCGGACTATACGAAGTCGCGGACATAACCTGTCACGCGCAGGCTGCCGTCGAGGAACATACCGGGCAAGAGAAGTTCAAGGCCGATCCAGGCCAACGGTTCTACGCGACCGAGATTGACGAAGAGCTAATCACTCGCAGGACGTTCGCGCCACTTTCCGAGGCCAACAATCGCGGTAATGAAACCGGCCAGCGCGACGGTAGCAGCGAACCCACTTAGGCCCATGTTGCCACCCTCGCCCGCCGTGGCTATGGCGATAACGACGCCAAATACGAGCATGGCCGCGCCGGTCTTCATCGCATTGGCGCCGCGCTTTTTGTGAATATCCCCCGAAGTAGTCATGCCCGCGAGTGTACCGCACCCGTTCAAAACAAAATAGTGGAGGTATCCCGTGGCGGATCGCCGTGTCAAAGTCGTATTCAGCGCGGAGATCCAGAACTTCAAGTCAGCAATGGACGCCGCGGCGACCGCAACGCAGAAAGCCAAGACGGCGTCTGAGGCGGCCGGCAAGGCTGCGGACAAGAGCGCCGAGGACATACAGAAGCAGGCTCTCGCGCATCACGCTGCGGCGAAGGCTGCGGGCCTCCAGTATGACAACACGGGCCAGCTCGTAACGATGAACGGCAAGGCTGTTAGCTCGCAGCAGGCGGCTACTCATGGGCTTCAGACGTTCTCGGCAGAGGCGTACCTTGCGGGCCGGGCGGCTGTCTCTGCAGGCGAGGATGCGGAGGCTGCGGCTCAGGTTGCGGCTGACGCGCAGGCCGCAGCGGCGGATGCGGCGGCTGAGCACGCGAGTGCGCTTGAGGAAGTGGCGACGACCGCGGGGCTTAGTGGCGCGGCGGTGGTTGCTGGTGTTGGGCTGGCGGTCAAGGCTTACGCTGACTTTGATAAGCAGATGTCAGTGGTGGACTCTGCAACGCACGAAACTGCCGGGAATATGGATCTGTTGCGGCAGGCGGCGATTGATGCCGGCGCCGACACGGCATTCTCCGCGGTTGATGCTGCGCGTGGCATTGAGGAAATGGCTAAGGCTGGCGTCACTACCGCCGATATTCTCGGCGGCGGTCTAAAGGGCACGCTTGCGCTGGCTGCCGCTGGCGCGCTCGACGTGGGCGACGCCTCGGAAATTGCCGCTTCGGCCATGGTTCAATTTGGGCTCAAGGGCAAAGATATTCCGCATATCGCAGACCTGCTCGCCGCTGCTGCCGGTAAAGCCCAGGGATCGGTCCAGGATATGGGCCTTGCCCTTTCCTATGCTGGCGTCCCGGCTGCTGGCCTCGGTATCTCCATTGAGCAGACCACTGGCACTCTTGCCATGTTCGCCAAGGCGGGCATTGTTGGCGAGAAGGCTGGTACTGCGCTACGGGCCATGCTCGTGTCGATGGTCAAGCCTGCTGACGTTACGCAGAAAACGATGGACAATCTGGGGATCTCGTTCTCGGACGCCAGCGGCGAGTTTATCGGGCTCGACGGCGCCGGGGCGGTATTGCAGGAGCGGCTTGGCGGTCTGGATGAGATGACGCGAAACGCCACGCTTGCGCAGATTTTCGGCAACGAGGCGCTCGGCGCCGCTCAGACGCTCTACAATAACGGCGCCGAAGGCGTCCGGGAAATGACTGCCGCGGTCGATGAGTACGGCTATGCGACCGACACTGCCAATAGGATGCAGAACAACCTTACTGGCGACCTGGAAAAGCTGGGCGGCTCGTTCGACACGGTCCTAATCCAGTCCGGCTCTGGCGCTAGTGAGGTGTTGCGCGGGCTTGTGAAGGGCCTCAATGGGCTCGTTGATGTCGTCGGGTCTATTCCTGCGCCAACGCTGTCCGTAGGCCTTGGATTAGCTGGTGTGGCTGGCGGCGCGCTTGTGCTTGGCAGTGGACTCGTGGCACTCAACGCGAAGATTGCGACCACAAGCGCAGCTCTCGCGCTATTGGCCCCGGCTGGCACTAGGGCGGGCACGGCGCTGGCTATGGCGGGCACAGCCGCGAAGCTAGCTGGCGTTGCCGCAGGCTTGGCTGTGGCGACTTTTGCTATCGCTAAATTGGCCGAATCTGACTACATGTCCAAGATCGATACGGGTATGGGTAGGGTTGCGGATTCACTGGCCGAGGTTTCGACCAACGGCCCCGCTGCCGGCTCTGCGCTTGACCAGATATTCAAGGACCGTGATGGCGGCGACCTAATCAATACCGTCACGGATCTTGACTCGGCAATCAAGCGGACCTTTAATCGCGACGCCGGGCAGCAGTTTAACGACTGGGGCGAGGCTGTCGTCAATGGAATGACCGGGGTCAAGGGCTCGTCCCAGATCCTTGGCGAGTCATTTGGGCGGCTGGATAAGGGTCTGGCTGAACTTGTCTCGGGCGGCAAGGGTGATGATGCGGCTAAGTCGTTCGAACGAATCAAGAAGGCTGCTGCCGATCAGGATGTAAGCGTTGAGGAACTCACCAAGAAGTTCCCGCAATACGCGGACGCGTTGAAGGCTGCTGAGGCTGCGGCTAAGACCGCCGCTACTGAGACTGACGGCGCAAAAGATGCCATTAAGGGCGCGGGCGACGCAGCGGCGGATGCTGGCCCATCAGCCGAGGATCTGGCGAAGCAGCTTGAGGATGTAGGCCTGCGCGCCGATGCGTCCGTAGAGAACCTTGACAAGTTCACGCAGGCACTCGTCAATGCTGGCCTACTCACTCTTTCGGCACGTGACGCCACGGCTAAATTTGAGGAAGGGTTGGACGGACTCAAGGGCAAGATCGACGAGATCATGCTTACTGAGCAGGCTCACGGCGGTGTGCTCAACGAGAACCGGACCGACTTTGATTTGTTCTCAGAGGCCGGTCGAGCCGCTAATGACGTACTGGCTGACATGACCCAGCGAGGCATTAGTGCCGCCGAGGCTATGGCGAAGAATGGCGCGTCGATGCCAGAGGTTCAGGGGCAGCTCACTAAGACCTATGACGCTATGGTTCTGACCGCTAGGGGCTTCGGACTCGGCAAGGACGAGGCGGAAGCCTTGACCAGATCCATACTTCACATCCCGCCGGGCGTGGATATCAACACGTGGATGTCTGACGAAGCCAAGCGCATGGCAGACGCTACCAAGAAGGCCATTGACGACATCCCGGCCCGCAAGGATGTCCAAGTCAACATCACCGAGTCAATCAATCGACAGGTGAAGAACTCTGCCTATGCGGATGATCCGTCAATGGTTGCGCTGGATCCAGCGAACCACGCTACCGGCGGACGTATCCCTGGCTATGCGGACGGCGGGCAACTGCCAACCTCCGGGCCTGGCACTGGCATGACTGACGGGTTCCTTGGGATCTCATCGGCCGGCGTTCCAATGGCTCGGGTGGACGCTGGTGAATGGATCATCAAGCGCTCATCCAGTGACCGCTACCCCCGCGAACTGGCAGCCATCAACGCTGGCACCTTCCCTAAGATGCCCGGCTACGCGAGCGGCGGGCGCGAGTACTCGGCGCAGTCGTTCGGCCACGCACCATATCGGGCATCGGCTCAACCTGCCGCCGGGATGCATATCGACAAGGTCGAAATCAACCAGCAGCGGGATCCGGGCGCGACGTTCGCGGAGTTTGCCCGTAGAACAAATGCCCTCAACCCCTAACAGAAGGAGGCTGGGATGCCTTATCCGAGTCCGATAACGTATCCCAGCCCTTCCCTCTACCCCGGCTTCAGCTTCGGTGGAGAGGGGCGGCAGGTTGCGCTTACTCCAGACTTCATCCTTGGTCAGACAGACGCTTTCGGTGTCCGCTGGTCCCTGACGACCCTAGACGGCTACGACGGATCACCATCGCCCACACTGAACCTGACGCAGCGGGCGCGTGGGCATGGCGCTACTGGCTCAGAATCGTTCCTGACGGCGCGGATCCTAACCATGGGCGGGCTGATCCACGGCGCGGACACGGCGGCGATTGAGGCCGCGTTCGACCGGCTGAATGCGGCGATCAAGCTGGAGCCGTTCGAGATTCTCGTGCTTGAGTCCGGGCGGATCCGTAACGCCATGGTGCAGCGCCAGGGTGAGGTTATCCCGACGTGGCACTCTGACAAGCTCGCCGCATATTCGGTTCTCGTCTCAGCCAAAGACCCCCGCAAGTTCGGTGACCTAGTCACAGCAACGACCCGCCTCCCGTTCTCTGAGGGTGGACTAACCTTCCCAGTCACATTCCCGATCACGTTCACTGGCGTATCTGGCACAGGCAAGGTGACGATCAATAACCCCGGCAACACGCAGGCCCCGGTCTGGTTGAGGATCGACGGTCCCATCCCGGCTGGTGGCTGGACCGTGACGCACATTGGCAAGAAGCAGTCGCTCACGTTCGCCACGGCCCTTGAGCTTGGCACTGGCGAGTTCGTGACGGTGGACATGGACCGCCGCGAAGTCCTCGCGCAGGGTCAGGCGCCGCGCTCGGGTTACGTCACTTCCCGTGGCTGGTTCTCACTGGACCCCGGCGATAACGAGATTGCTTTCTCGGCTCAGAACTATTCATCCACGGCGAGCCTGTCGCTAACCACCAAGCCAGCATGGAGTTGACATGACGATTACTTTCCTCGCCCCTGATGGGGTTGCGATCACGGCGCAGCAGTTCCGGCAGGCTCAGGCTGCGACACATGGCGGCGGTTCCGGCCGGCGTCTGGGCGTGCGCTCCGGGTTCCGCGTAGACACCCCCAGTAACGTCCTCACGGCCACGTCCACAACATGGACGCTCACCCCGTGCGCTGCTGAGATTGACCCCGGCGCGACGACCCATCAGGGCGGCTATGGCTGGTCCTCGGATGCGAACGTGACCGGATCCGTAACCGCTGCTGATGCGACGTACGCCCGCAAGGACATTGTTTACATCCAGGTCAACGACTCGTCCGCGGGTGATGGTTCCGGCGCACTGTCTGCCCCGGTCCTGTATCTCGCTGGCGTGGCGGCTGCTACCCCAGTGGCCCCAACCCTCCCCGCCCGCTCCTTCCTCGTCGGCACCATCAGCGTCCCGGTTGCTGGCGGCGGCTCACCCACGGTGGTCCTGAACCCGGCCCGGTATGTGGCGGCTGGTGCGATTCAGCCGGTGTGGTCACTGGCGGAACGTGACGCGCTGGTGCAGTACTCATCCTTGACCGTGCGGCGCATGGACGTGGCAGGCTTCCCGTTGGAAGTCAGCGACGGGACAGCCTGGAAAGCTACCCCAATCTCGGCCATCTACACGGCGCCGGCACTGAACATCTCCACAGCAGGCGGCGGGCCCGGACCACTGACTCTGGACGCTGCGAACTCGCAGAACCCCGGCACGATCACATCCCCAGCGTCCGGTCAGATCCAGGTGGCCGACTCGGGCGTGTACGCGTTCAACATGCACTGCCAGTTCGCACCGAACGTGTCCGGCTACCTGGCGGTCAAGAACCAGGCAGGGACCGGCACTTACGCGCTAACCAACTTCCCGGCCGGTGGTGAGCAGTCCATCGGGTTGCCGAACCTGTACCTCGCTGCGGGCGCTGTGGTGTCGTTCGTGATCGCCCCGTCTGCGCTGACGGCAACAACGACCACGATCCGTATCACAAAGATCGCCTAAGTTTTAGCGTGCAGCGATGAGGTAACAGCCTCATCGCTGCACTACCCACACGAACACGCCTAAATAGGAGGCCGCCCGCATGGGTGCATTAACCATAGTCACATTCACCGAAGGCAGTGAACATGAGTGAAGAAACATTGCCGCGCATGGCCGAATCCGTGCCTGTAGTTCTCGCCCGCATGGAGGGCAAGCTTGACAACCTCAGGGACAGGGTTACGGAGCTGGGGCCGCGAGTCGCCAAGCTTGAGGACCGAACCAAGGTGCTTGAAGATGTCACACTGAGTCTCGCCAAGGACGCGGCGGCTGAGGAGCAGAAGAAGATTGCCCTTGCCCTGGCCCTCAAGGAAGCGGACGAGACGCGCCGGAACCAGTCAGAGCAGACGTGGACCCCGGTACAGCGGGTTGGGGTGGTCCTCGGTGGACTCGTCGGCGCTGCGGCACTGGCGATCCAGTACTACTCAACCGTCAACGGCGGTTAGGAGTCACTATGAGGCACCCAGTTGATTACGCGCCATCGCAGGACTTTGGCGACAATCCCACGGCAGGACTCCCCGCGAGTCACTGGATCATAAAGCAGTTCGGCAACTACCAGCCGGACGGGCATACAGGCACCGACTACCCATGTCCTGTCGGTACGCCTGTCCGGGCTGTCGCTGATGGGACCGTACTGCACGCCGGATACTACGGCGGCACCTACGCTGACAACCCCTTCTGGATCTCGCCAGGGTTCGCCGGCTACTGCTACGTAGTGGATCACGGCGCATTCATTGGCATCTACGGCCACTGCCGGGATGGTGGCGCGCTAGTTCATGTCGGGCAGCGCGTTACTGAGGGGCAGATCCTCGGGCCGTCCGGGAACACTGGCGCATCCACTGGCCCACACCTTCACTTCGAGGTACTGCCTGACGGGTATGTCCTCAACTCCTATATGTACGGGCGGATCAATCCGGCCCGACTCTTCGCGGGCATCACCGCCCAATCCGCGACCATCACCCCACTGGAGGACGATATGACCCCGGAAGAACGCACCACACTCTTTGCAGTGCTGGACAAGATCAATGGCAACACTGACGCGCTGCCCAAGCCGCAGTACTGGAATGACCTGATCAACGCTGTGGCCCGCGTGGATGCCTCCGCATCAGCCCCGCAGCTCGCCGCGCAGATCAACGCCGCTGGCCTCGCGTCAGCCGTCCGTGACGAGCTCGTGAAGCTGATCGGGGGCGCCAAGTGAACATCACCAACCCGAAGACCCGCGCTTACATCTACGGCATCCTCGTTGCGGCTGGTGCTGTGGCGCTCGTGTATGGCCTCGTGAACGCCGAACAGCTCGGCGTGTGGCTGGCACTGGGCGGCGCGGCACTGGGGCTGTCCAACGGCCTCGCGCTGGCGAACGTGGACAAGCCGGGGAAGCATGAGGCTTAGCTAGACCTGCCGATATGTCGATTTCCTATAAGGGTTGGCGCCCTCATTCGGCCATTCAGCGGCAGTCGTGAAACCTTCATCCCACGCGTCGGCTCGTACCGAATTCAGCCCCTCCATATACGCCCGTAGCGCGTCCCGGATCACGTCCGACAGGTGGATGCCCTCGGCCTCAGCTTTGGCTTTAGCTGGGAGCCAGAGGGCATCCTCCACCCGCACGGCGCGGGGCGTCGTGCCCTTACTCATTCGGCGGGCTCATGTTTCGCGTCAATCTTTCCTGCCCTATAGCCCGCCGCCCATGATGCGTCCGTGGCAAGCTGTATCCGACGCTCGACCCCAAGCAGCATGTACGGTACCGCAACCTCAAGCATTGCGCGGGCCTCTGCGCGGTGGTGCTTATTGGGCGCATATGTACTTGCGATACCTTCTCGAACGTCGTATCGGTGTATCGCCTTAGCAACCACCTCGACAGCATCCTCCGGGATTTCGTTAGTCATGGCTTCCTTTCGTTGCGCGTTCCCATTGCTCAATAAGCCATGCATCCGCCTCAGTGTGATCCGTTGCCCCGTAAGCATCCTGCCACGCTTCGCGGCGCCTCGTCATGTGGCCATTCCAGAGCCTTGATCGTTCCGGCCCGCTCTCCATATTGACGACCCATGACGCGGCCTGCTGGGCTGGCGACTTGACGGCCCCCACCTCATGCAACCTTTGCGCCGTGACCGAGGCCGGTAGCCGCTACCACGCGGTACATGGTGCCGAGCTTACTGCTGGCTTCAAGAGCCGTGGCGCGGTCCATGTCCTTCCAGAACACCTTGTTGAAAGCATCCAGGATGTCGAAGCTTTCAACTTCGGTGGAGAGGGAAAGAACCTGCATGGCTGCCTCCTGGCGGCTCGGTATCGGCTTGTTCCGATAAGACAACTCTAGGGTGTAAATACACCGGTGTCAATACACCCATAAAAGGAGATCCGAATGGCGCTCACCTGGCTATCCGTAAATGCCAATACTGGCGCCATCACTGCCGACCTCCCCACGCTCAAAGCAGACGGCGCACTGAAGGCGACGCTGATGCGGTATGAGTCACAGACGGTCAGCCTGCCGACGTGGGCGGAAGGCACGGACGACGCGCCGCCGCCTAACTGGATGAACGCAACACGTGAGGGTGCCGTGTTCCTCGTGGCGCTGGGCGAGGCTGAGGAACATGAACCACGCGGCCTGCCACTCTGGGGCGGCATGGTGGTTCGGCGTACCCGGATCCCTGGCGGCGGCGTGAAGATGTCACTCGTCACGGCTGAGGGATACATGGACCGCGTCTACGTGGGGGACGTGCTCTATAACGACTGGCCGCAGAATCATATTGCGCAGAACCTAGTCGAGCTCTACGCCCGAACCAACGAGGGATCGCCCGGCCTGCCACTCCGTGTCGAAGTCATCGGAGCTGGCGGGCAGATCCGCAACCGCAACTACAAGGACACCGAAGACAAGACGCTCTACTCGGTCCTCACTGACCTGTCAGGCGTCATTGACGGACCCGAGTGGACTATCACCTGGGAATGGGTGGACGAGCAGAAGCTAGGGCTTGTGCTGACCGTCAGTGACCGCATAGGCTCACCCCCGCCGGCTGGCCTGAATCCCGGCGCGCAGTTCTACCTTCCCGGCTCAGTCTCGGAAGCGGAACTCGTAGAAGGCTACGGCGCGGACGAAGGCGCTAACGACATCATGGCAGTGTCTTCCGGCGTGGAGGACGCCCGGCCGCAGTCGCCGCATCAGACGAACGCGACGGACCAGCGGCCCCGGTTTGAATACCGATGGACCCCGTCAACATCCATCAGCGACGTGAACACCCTCACCGCCCACGCACAACGCGCACTCGCCGCGATGAAGGACGGGTCACTGGCACTAACTCTCACGGCGAACCGGGAAGAAGCGCCACGACTTGGCCGCGACTGGAACATCGGTGACGACATCGGGTTCAGCATCGAGGCGCCCGAGTTCCCCGGCGGACTCGTTGGCACTGCCCGTTGCGTCGGCTGGGAACTGACCGACACCACCGTTACGCCACTCATCGACGTGACCAATATTGAAGGCGGCATCTAATGGCGCAAGGGCTACCGGGCAGTCAGTTTCCAGGCGAGGATGCGCAGGGCCGCGAAGTCAAAGACCTCAAGCGCACCGTGCAGCAACTCGCCGCAGCTAACCCGCTGGCAACGGCTGGGATTAGCGCGGTAGAAGGCGGGATTATTGTTGAGGGTTCCGAAACTGTCAATGGCCCGCTAATCATCAACGGCCCCGCGACGATAACCGGTGCGCTCAACCTGCCTGCGGGGATCATCGGCAACGACGCGCTTGCCAATCCGATGATCGTTGAAGCAGCGAGCAACTACCTCAACAACTACGCGGTGGGCACGACATCGACTGCCCGAGCCACGGTCACGCTGGGAGTTCCGGACGGATTTACGACGGCCGTTGTTATGACCAACGCGACCGCCATGGCTCAGAACAGCACTGCCACTACTGACTATCTCTATGTGCAAGCCGTCGTGGATGGAGTCAGTGGCGGAGAAATGTATACGTCAGCAGGACCGGGGCTGGCAGTAGGCATCGCATCGCCGTTCAACACGACAATTTACGGCCTCGTGAACGGCCAGGATATTACGGTTTCCGTAGCGACTCGCACGGGGTTCGCTACCTGGACGGCATCAACAGCCAATCAGGCGAACATCTACGTTACGGTGCTTTACTTCCGGTAGTCGATAGCTCCACCCGGCGGTACACCCGGCAGGATCGGGTTGGGAACACCGGGGGCAACCACTGGCGGGGCCTCGAATGTCTGAGCGGGCCCGGCGGGTGCGACATAGGCAGGGGCGGGTGGCGTGTAGATCGGCGCTGGCTGCACAACTACCGGCGCGGGCGCCTCGACTACGGGAGCAGGCTCAACCACAACGGGCGGCGCGACAACGGGCGCAACCACCACGGGCTCGACGACAGGCTCTACTACAGGTTCGCTCACAACGGGCTCCGGGGTTGGTTCGGGTGCCACGGTGGTGGCGACGGTGGTCATTGCGGGGGCGGGCTGGTTGTCAGCGTTCGCGATGCCAATGAGCCCGAAGGCTAGGCCTCCCGCGAGAAGCATTCCGGCGGCCCCCAAAACTGCGGATTTTGTTTCCATTCCCTGAGTGTATCCACATGACCACTGAATTAATAGCCGAGGGAGAAATTGATGGCCTTGAAGGACTGGGCGAACGGGGTTTTGGGCGGAACTCCGCTTGATGCCACGCGCCTGAATGACCGCGATACGAAGCTGGAGCAGGCGTTATTCCAGCTCGCACGCAACCCGGAAGCCTTGTTTGCCGGGGCTGTCACGTATGACGGGAACGGGGCCGCAACGTCGGCTGTTATCGAGTGGCCTGATGGTGTGACGGGCAACTATTCCGGCACCGCATCAGTCAGCTTCCCCGGCAGTGTCTCCGCGTACACCGTGACCCGCGCAGGTTCGCCAACTGTCACGTTCACCCAGCCCGCAGTGACACGGGACGCCACTACCGGCAACGTCACGAACCGCCCACCCATCACGGTCACTTAGGAGCATCATGGTACTACCGGCAGGCGTTACGACGTGCCTGGTTTTCAAGAAAGCGCCCGTGAGTTTCGGTGGCACTTCGGGCGGCGTGGAGATTGAGATAACCCCGAGCGTGCGGCTGGTCCACACCGAGACGGGCACGCCACTGGTGGACTTCATCGAGTCCGTGGCGCCGTCCGAGGGTGGCATTGCGCAGGTCATGCTGCCACATACGGATCAGACCGGCTTCCAGGATGAGGCTGGCAACGCGTTCATCAACTGGCACTACACGGCAAGGGTTCGGCTGAAGAAGACCGGGCATCAGCCGAAGCATCAGCCGTTGTTCGACTTCCAGATTCCGTCCGGGCAGGTGACTGGACTCGACCTGTCGCTAATCCCGTCCGGTGTCGCAGCCCTGCCAACGTCAGCGCCGATCCTCACCGTGACGAGCATCAACGGGCAGACGGGCGCGGCGGATACGTACATGCAGCTTGCCCGCACGCCTGAGTTGCTGATCGTCGGGGCAATCACGCGGGACTCTGGCGGCGCACCAACATCTGCCGCCGTCGTCTGGCCTGACGGGACCGCCGGCACCTTCACCGGCACACCCTCCGCGACGTTCCCCGGCTCGCTCGACTCGTACACCATCACCTACGGGACCACCCGCACCTACACCCAGCCAACCGTCACCCGCGACGGAACCGGCACCATCACCAACCAGCCCGCGATAGTCCTGAGCTAG